CAATTGCCCAATCGCATGTCAGCCCAAGACAACTCTCTTGAGAGTCTGATTGGCATTGCAAGCCCATCCATCGCCTTGGCGTGGATGGGTCATTGACACCCAGAACTAATTGCCATTTCTCCAATAACAAAAATACCTTGAATTCTATTATATAGATTTCCATTCTCTCCAGTTTTATTAGTATAAAGAATGTTCCATTTATTCAAATCTAATATTTTGGCATTTGAAGTGTCGATTGTGAACTCATAGCAGTTACTACCAAAGTGTTGATTATAATCTTTGTTTACTGAAAAAACTCAATGCCATTATAATCTTTTTTATAATCACCATCAATACATCTATACACATGGATTAATCTATTATCCTTAAGCGATTCTTTTAATACAAGCTGTATTTCTTCTCTAATTATAAACCTGATAGTATCCATACTAATAAATATGGAATATTATTTAAACTTCCATATAAATCCATAAGCTTGTTTGTGTTTTCCAAGACAAACTTTATTGATGTTTCCTTGACTAAATCCAAGTTCATTTTGAACTTCTTTACCGCTGCTCCAGTTTCTAACAAACTCTCCATCAATAGTTTTTTGCTCAATAGGTTTGGATTTAGCTTTAGCCATTTTTGTTTTAGTAGAAGATGTATGCTTCATTCCATACATAGGATGATTATCTCCAGAAGTAGATTTGCTGATTTTTTTCTTGGTAGCATTAGAATGAGTGCAACCCTTACTTGATTCACTCATTTTCTTCTTGACATTTTCTGGTATGGATTTTCCCAGCCAATACTTAGCGTTATTTTTACTTATCTTAGCCTTAGTTTCTGCTGTAGCTTTAGAGCCGAGTCTTGAACCTGCTATTGGACAAATATTATACTCAGGTTTTAAAGTATCCATCCAGTGCTGCTCACGAGTTATTAAATCTACAGGGTCATCAACCTGTTCTAATAATCCAAAGATAAAATTATGTTCACCATATTTGTTCCAAGAATTTTGTAAGTACCTGGAGTGATGTTTATTTCTATTAAGCAATCCTGTGTGCTCACTTATGCGTCTTGAAAAATTAATGGCAGAACCTATATAAGCCCTGCCATTAATCATATTCTTTATTTTGTAAATTCCAGTCATAACTAACTAATAATCAAGTCGTTAAACATCTATGTCAAGATTAAATGTAATCAAGTTTGTGTAAGTTTTTTCAATCGGCCTATCCGTCTTTGCTACAGCAATAAGTTCACTGTTTTTATTGTAAAGACCTATTTCAGTTACTTGAACAGGGTCGAAACCATTAGTTCCGTTGTTAAGTTCTTGAAGATTGTATGCGAGGTTCCAAGATGGGTTTGTAGAAAATGTAAACTCAGCTGGAAGCGCAAGACAAACTACAGATGTTCTAAAGTTAATATCAATGTCGTTGAATGTGACTTTAGATGCTGCAGCGTTTGTAAAATAAATATCCGTTGTACCAGATGATGTATTTGCTGCATTTGTATTAAGGTCATAACCTTGTCCCCAAGGAATATTGTCTACAATATCAGGGTGAGTCAACACCATAAATCCTTTATCAAGAGAAATAAATCCAACAGGAATATCGTAGTTGTATCCTTGATTGGTACTGGTTGGATATTTTTCTTGAACTTCTACTGCAAGATTAACTCCAGACCATGCTCTTGTATCAGTATTGATGTCAGATGGCTGAAGGTCTGAATAAGAATGCGCCATTGGTTTGTTTACAAATGGAGTTACATCCCAAGTTGTTCTTGGTAGAATAGATGTGTTTCCACCTCCAGTTGTACCAACTCTTGGTAGATTAATGTCATCTGCAAATAAAAATGCTATATTATTACCAAGAAGTACTGAGTCTTGGAATTTAGTAAGTTGACTATAAGTGGAAGAGTTCACTGTCATTCCAGACATATCTGTGGACCCGCTTAATTGAGGGACAGTAAATGTAACGCTTCTACCATCTATAATCTCGTTGTAATACTCTCTTGGTATTGGTGAAATTACAATTTTGTCAACATTCAATTGCTGAAGTGAAGGATTTTGCAATGACAAAGTTGACCCAGTGTCAAGATTTGCTTGAGTATGAGGAAGTCTAAATGAAATGAAATAATTAGCCTCCTTGCTTAGTAAGTCAGTTCTATCACACATAGTATATGTTAGACCGCTGCTATTTACAGTGGTAAACGTAGCAGTCTCTTGTCTTGTTGAGATTATACTTGTTACTGGTTTATATGGATTATTTGCCATTGTTTTTTAGTTTTATATTTTTTTAAAAAGTTGCAAGCTCCACTCCTCCAGAACCTACAGTACCTGTAGTAACAGATGAAAGCCTTACTGTATATTGAACCGCTGCTGATGCTACGTTTGTATCTAATCCAATAACTTGAAAAACTAATGTCTTAACATATGTGGCTCCTCCTACAGGAAAAGACGTAGCCCCATCTCGTGTAAATGTTCTAAAATCTGTTCTATAATCTGTTGGAATTCCAGTAGTATAGTCATAGTACCCATCTTGCATTGCGTTATTTTTAACGCAGAATGTTACATAAAAAATGCTTGAGTTTGGTTGTGGTAGATGAAGTTTTAAGAAGTTTGCTCCAGCTGAAGTGTCAGAAGTTAAAGGAATAACTATTTTATTTCCTGAAATAGGAATTGCAGAAACTGGTACATTAAAGGAACCTGATGGTCCTGAAACTGTGTGCGGTTCAACAAACAGGTCTCCATTACTTAGGTTAGTAGTTGTAAAATTAACCACTTGAGCCATTGGAAATCCTATATTTGCTGGGTTTTGATTTGCTGTTGCCATTTTTTAAATTTTTATAATTATATTGTCGCTGCTCCTGGATTAAATGTAATTGGCCCACTTGGTAAAGATGGAGTTGGCGGATTCTCTCCTGCCGACTTATTAGGTAAAGTACTCTCCTGAATAAGAAGCGTGTCTCCCTGTAAACTTGTTGAGTATTCAACATTTGTAGGCGTATCATCAAAAACAAAAGCAAGCAAGTTAGTTTGAACGTAGTTTGCGGTTGTTTTTAAACATCCTTCAGACTTACCAGTAACATCTGGAACCTCACCTGTTGAAAGGTTTAAAATTGTTTGATAATTTGTATCTGCATCTGAAAGAGTAAACTTAGTGATTTCAAATAAATCGTCACCGCTTACGTCAAACCTACCCCCGTTCTCATCGAACAAGTATGCTCTACCTGTTTCCGTTAGGTAAGCGACTGCGTAAACTGTATCTGCTGAAGGTATATATCCCATTTCTTTTTATTTTATTATAAATATGTTAATTTAAAAAAACCCTTAAAAATCTATCTCCAGTTGGAATGCTAAATATCTCGCTGAACTCTTCTTGATTGGGTATGTAGGTTTACCTACCGCAACAAGAACATCGTTATTGTTTAATATTCCAACTTCTGTTATATAAGTGTTTGTGTCTAACAATCCGTCAAAACTTGAGTTTTCTGAAGTGTTAAACAGTGTATCTGGAGCAAGAACTGTCATTACAGATTTGTAACTTGTTGCTCTTATTGTTGCTTTTATGTTTCCAAAGAAAAATGATTCATTTCCAAAAGTCATTCCAGATATAGTATCGTCATTGTTGCTGTGGAATGTTGAATCAAGAACATATGTTGTTCCACTATCAAAATCTTCTCTCGAAACTATAAATTGGAAACCTGCAAGGTCTGAAGGAGAAATTGTACTGGTTCCAGTACCTCCTGTATAAAGTCCGTTTCCAGAAGTTCCAGATGAAACCAATTTCCATCCATCGGTTGGTATTGTGTCAAAATTAACATCTGGGCTTGTAGTCAAATTAACTTCGTTAACAAGCAATTGCACTTTGTTTGCATTCCACCCAGTTCCTGAGTATGAAGTCATACCCACAGACGTTCTAAGGTAAGGGAAATACGAAGTATTATAAAAAGCTCTAAGATATTGAGGGTTTCCAAATGAATCTTCTTCTCCATCAATCCTTTGGATGTATTGACATGGTAAAGTTTGAGGGTATCCATAAGATGTCCCGCTTGCATAAGTAGAATCACTTTCTGTTATGTAGGTTACAAAATATGTGAATCCACTTTTAAGTAGACCTGTAGATGTAGATGTGTCAAGCGGAGCCAGTGGAACCGATGAAGTATCTACATTTAAGTTAGGTAATGTATAATTTCTATTTGATTTATATGTCAGAGCTGTTAATAATTCTGGGTCAGTAATAATAATAATTTTAAGTTTATGATAAACTCTACCAACAATAGAATCCTTAGTTGTTACCCCATCTCTCAAGTGTCTATAACTTGTTTGAGAAATAGCATCAAAAGTAGTTGTTCCTGCTACATCATACAATTTAAGCCCATACGAAGTTCCTTGGCCAGCGATAGCAACGCTCTTGTGCCACATAACTTCTGGTATATCTACCTCAACACTTTTCTCAACAAGCTGTTCAGCATATGTGTTACCAGTAAATTCGTTTGAATAGTGGATGATTCCAAATTGTCTTGTCTCATCTTCAAAACCAAGATATTGCTTGGTTCCATTATATTGGATTGAGCCATATGTTGTGTATCCACTAATAGAGGCATCAGTTCCTTCTACAGAGCTTGTTCTAACAATGTTCATATTCCAAACCTGAGTATTAACAGTTGCGGCAGAGCCGTAATAAGTTTCAATACCATTGAATGGGTAAAAATAAGAGTTGATTATTTGAGATGTTGATGGTGCCCCAAAGTCTGGAACTGCTCTGTCAAGAGTTACAGTCGTTGCCCCTGTATCAGCAGAAAGAACTCTGTACCATAATTTATTTGTAGGATTAGCTGAAAGAATTGCGGTTGACGAATCATAAACAACAGCGCTGTTTGGAATTGTCTCCCAAGGAATATACATTAATTCTCCTCCTGTTGGAAAATATCCAGTCCCACCCCCAGCTACAGTAATTACATTTGTACCATCTGGAGTGTATGAAGAATAATCTATTGTGTTAGACCCCAACATTTCATCGGAATCATATGCCCAAGCCCCTGTGCTTCCAGTATAAAAACCAGCAGATTCGGTTGCTGCTGTAATAATTTGAGTTGCAGAACCAACAGTAATTGCAACAGCGGGGCTGTTGTCAAAATTGAAAGGGTTAACAAAAGTAGGGGCAGCATCTTTTGGTGCTATAATTCTATTTTCACACCCTATGTCGTATGCGCCAGTTCGGTCAATTCCATAATTCACCTCTCTATCAGAAAGCAGCGCCTTATTGAAGGTAAGCTGTCCTAATGACAGAAGTTTCCTACCATCATCGGTAAGTTTTATGTTTATAAAAGTTGTGGGCTCGTTTGGTAAGTAACTCATTTCAGCTTGTTTTTTTCTATAAATAGAATGATAAAATTTATTTAATATTTGTCCTAATATAAATAGTTTTCAATAAAAATAAATATTGCATTGACATTAGGAATCTTTTTCGCTAATATTTATTAGAAAAACAACTACATGGCAGATACTCCTTCAAATCCGAATAATTCGCTATCGCCAGCGTTTCAACCAGGCCAAGACCTTAGGTTTCCTAACACGAATTCTGAGTCGATATTTACGTTTGGTGATTTCAGGATTGAGAGAAGCAGCGAATCAGATGCTTTAACTGGTACTGCTAAGAACGTAACATTCACCCCTTTCTCCACTCTTGAAAATATGGGGGTTGATGATTTTAACCCAACAGTGTATTCGTCAGTTCAAAACAATGAACTTAGACCTGTTGCGTCAGACCCTTATAGTTATTCATACTTTGGTTCTTTTTATACAGAAGTGGCACGTTCAATAAACAACATTCTTGACACATTCCCATACGCAGCTCTTGCTTATGATAATTTAGAGAGCGTTACCATATACGACTATGCTCAATCGTTTAATCAAATAACTGGAGAAAAGACATCAACATTTAAAATTCCAGCAAACACCATTGTAAACCAGGGATTCATTTTATTTAACTCAGGCTCTTCAATTGGAAACCAAGTTAGTTTAATGACTCAAACTAATTTATTTGAAGTGCAGCTTAGTGGTGCTACTACGGCTGTGACTGAATCTTTTGGTATCAAATCATACTCTTACACTGGAGGAACTAATGGTATTCTTGAATTTGTTGTTAAAGGTCACCTTGCCAATGGAGCAGTTACTCCTTTTGAGAATGGAGGTACTACGAGTAAGTTACCAGTATATATTAGACCATCCAGAAAAAGGATGACTGAATACAGGATTCAACAATCAAGATTGGAAAGACAAATGCTTAACGAGGCTTTGTTTGACATTCCAGATGTTGATGATGAGAGACAAAACTTTACATATAAACTACCTTGGCCAAGAACTATTGATGGCTTCAATCCAGACACAAAAGGTGTTGATTTTGAATCTTATAAAAGTGATTTACTTCTTCTTGCGGGAAATGTTGATATGGATAAAACCGACATCATGGTTAAGACTATGTTGCCAGATAATTACCTCGAATTCGATACAGATACGCAGATATATAAAAAGTTTACATCAGCTTATGCAAGAGAATTTGATGAGATTAAGCAATTTATTGACAACATAGCCTATGCTCACACTATTAACTACAATAATGAAAATAGTATTCCAGAAAAATTCTTAGTCAAACTAAGTAATCTTCTTGGTTGGAAGTTGTCAAGCTCTTTTAGTGAAATAGACCTTTTTGAATATCTGGCCTCTGAAGAGAATCCAGAACAAAACTCTTTCGCATATTATAATGTAGAGATTTGGAAGAGGATTTTAATTAACATCAACTGGCTTTATAAGAAAAAAGGCACGAGAGATGCGCTTCAGTTTTTATTCAAATTAATGGGAGCTCCAGAATGCCTTGTAGTGTTCAATGAGTTTGTGTATGATGTGCAACAAACGATGTCAACAGAGATTCCAGACCCAGAACTCGCTCTTCAATTAGAAACTGGAATTTCATTTACAAAAGTAAACCCAAGAGGTTTTCCGAACTATTCGTGGAGTAAACTTATATTTCAAGAAGGCGGAGAAGGAAGAGGTACTGGGCAAAAGTACATCAACCAATGGGAACCTGAGTTTTTGCCTATAAAAAGAAATGATAACATAAAAGTTCAAGTTGGTGACACGGGATTCACTGGTAGTGAGAATGTAATGAATACAAAAGAGCTTTGTGCCACACTTAGTCCTGCAGCAGCAATTGAGTGTGACGTAAAAGATTGGTATCAACAAAGCGGTACTTGTTGGGTGTGGGGAACTACTGGAGCTCCTGCATTTAGCTCAAATACTGTTCCTTTTGAGTACGCTATAGGTAATTGCGATTTTATAAATCCTGCAGAAATATCTGGGATGACATTGACTCAATACATAAATTTCATTTATACGTCAAACATAGAGCCAAGAAATAGAAAAACAAACTCACAAGTTCACACTTCTTTCTCATACCCTGAGCTTAAGAAGATATATATGAACTATTACTTAATGGTAGACCCTAAATCAAACCAATTGACAATTAAGAAACTTGAAGCCTTTCTTTATTTGATGGAGGTTAACTTCCAAGACTACTTGATGCAGCTATTGCCTGCTACAACAATTCTTGAGTGCCAGGGTACTACGTATAGAAATACTATATTTCACAGACAAAGGTTTGTGTACAAAGAAGGTATTAATGATGGCTCAGAGTTTCAAAACGCTCTTCCACCAGATTTAAGACCACCTCTTACACCTATTAAAATTACTCCTGAAGTAAATGATTTCTTAAACGGAAACCAAACTCCTGTAATAATAGTTGGTACTGTATCTCAAGGTATAGGTAAAAGGATTAGTGCATTCTCTATAAGTGGAACTGTTAACCAAAACTCGCTTAAATCTACAATTGAGGGTCACGAAATTTATGGAGAAATTCAACCAGGCGTGTCTCAAACTACAATAGTACCATAATATGATAGTAAAGAAATCCATACAAGAAACAACTGGAAACAACACTAATGTAGCTCAAAGTTTCTATCAAAATATCTTCTTTCTTACAAAGGACGGAGTTACTGTGCCTTCTATTTTTGAAATTCCAAGATACACAACTGTTGGAGGAACGAAAGATTATTACATGCAAGACTCTCGTTCTATATTTACGAGCCTTGTAAAACCATTTGTTAGATTTGACTTCAGCGCAAACACTGCAAGTTTTGGGCCCACTGTAAGATTGCAGCATGATGTATATCGTGTATCATGGGGCCTTTACAACATTGTTCAAAGCGGATTAAAAGCTTATTCAAATGAGGCAATTCAAACAGAGGACGTGGTTACTGAAACGATAGAGGAAGTAGATGAGAAAACTGGTGAGACAAATAAAAAAACAATTACAAGAACCATAAACACAGACAGCAATGTTCTGAAGTCAAAAAGAAAAACTTCTGAAGACTCTCAAGGAAGAAAAGATAATTTAGTAACTCTTCCAACAATTGCAGATATTCAAGCTCAACTTGATACTCCTATATTTTCTATAACCGCAGAAACAACAGATATAACTACGAGTATATATGACCTTCAAATTGAGCAATTTACAAAAAACCTTGGACAATATAAGACTGAATTATTCAAAGACAGAGACCAATATATAATTGATACCAACTTCATATTTGAAATTGATGTAACCACTGGATTGACTAACTATGAGACAATTGATGAAAATGGAGTAATCTCTGCAAGTACTTACAATAATCCTATCACAGCTG